TACTTTTAAATAAAACAAGAGAAGAAATGGCAAAAGAATATGTAACAAAACAAGAACTATCTGATGGAATGGATAGAGTATTTGATACGTTAGATAAGATTGAAGAGAAACTGGACAAATTGTTCGAGGTTAAATAATGGCAAAGCAAAATAAAATAAATAAGAAAAGAGCAAAACGTAGAGCACGTTACAATGGTGGACGTTTAGATATGCGTCAAGGTGGTCGTGTAGCTCTTCAACGTGGTGGCCCTAGAGGAGAACCTAGTGAAAAAGATATCAGAGATGCACGAACTGGCGATTCTTTTTCAATTTCTAGAAATGAAGAAAATAGACCACAAAGCGAAACACAGCCTGTAGAAATGGGAAGACCTGTAGTACCTACACAGCCAATAGAGTATTCAGAAGAAGAATTAGGAAGACAAATAAACATTAATCCTGACAATATTCGTATGCCTGGTGATAGTAGAGTTATAGTCCGTCCAGTTGGCCCTGATGGTAAACCTATTACTCTTCCTGATGGTTCACCTATTCCTGTAACACCACCAGAAAAGGAGTTAATTCGAGCACCTAAATTACCTACTGCTCCACCTAGTCAGCCTGGAGATACACTTACTCAAAATATTTCAGTTCCTCAAGGAGCAGGTTTAGGTACTCCTGTACAAGGAAGACCTTCAATTGCAACTCCTCAAAGAGCAGAAAGAATAGCTAGAAGTTCAGAAAGAATTGAACGAGGTGCTCAAGGTGAACTTCCTATAGGAGCTGTTATACCTGATGCTGCAAAAGTAGATGAAACGATAGAAGCAAGGACAGTACAAATAGACGAAAGACCTGATGTTGTTGGACAAAGAGCTGACGTAGATTTACAAGAGCAAGTAGCAACAGGTACAGCTACTGCTGCCCCGTTACCTGATCAAATAACAGCAGGAAGTTATCAAGCTGACCAAACAGGTGCAGCTACAGCAGATGCAGCACAAGGAGTTATTTCGGATAAAGCTGAAATGACAGAAGACGAAATAGCTGAAGCTGCTAATGTAATTGATGTAGCTCCAATAGAAGGTGCTGATGTAGAAATACCTGTAGGTGCTCTAACAGATAGAGTTGTAGGTGTTATGAGTGAAAGTGCTAAGTCTGTAGCTGCTAAAAACACAGGATCAAGTTTAAGAAAACTATCAAGAGCTAAAAAACAATTAAGAAAAGCAGGGTTAACTGAAGATCAGATTGGTGAAATTGGAGATGATATAGAATCTCTAGAAGATAGACTAGACGATTTTACAGAAGAACAAAGAGGTTTAATTGCAGGAGTTGATAGAGATACTTTAGTAGATGCTCAAATGAGTAGACTATTAGATGGTATGGAAGAAGGTGAAATACCTTTATGGGCACAAGGAGCAGTAGGTCAAGTAGAACAAATGTTAGCTGCTAGAGGATTATCTGCATCTTCTGTAGGTAGAGCTTCTTTAACTAATGCCATATTACAATCAGCTTTACCAATGGCTCAAAGTAATGCTACTGCACTACAACAAGCTGCAACACAGCAAAGAGATATAGAATCTAGAGAAGCTGAGTCTAATGCAGCAAGAAGACAACAAACAGCTTTAACGAATGCTAATAATGTTTTCCAAATGGACATGGCTCAGTTTAGTTCAGATCAACAAATAGCATTATCTAATAGTAAGTTTTTACAAACTGTAGGTTTAACTGAAGCTAACACCGAACAACAAGCTGCTGTACAAAATGCAGTTATACAATCACAAGTTAATTTAGCTGAAGCAGATGCTATAACTAAATTAACTGCACAAAATGCACAGGCTTTTTTACAAATGGATATGGCTAATCTATCTAGTAGGCAACAGACTGAAGTGTTAAATGCTCAAATGCTACAACAAAGTATGTTAAGTAATCAAGCTGCAACTAATGCTTCTAGACAATTTAATGCTGCTAGTGAAAACCAAACAAATCAATTTATGGCTAACTTATCTACTCAAGTACAATTACAAAATGTTGCAAGATCAGATGCAATGTCTCAATTTAATGCAACTCAATCTAATGCTGCGGAAGCTAGAAGAGTAGCTAATACAGCAGATTTAGCTAAGTTTAATTCACAGTTAGCTGCACAAAATGATCAGTTTAATTCACAACAAGATTTTGCTAGAGATCAATGGAATACTGCTAACGCTCAAGCTGTTATACAATCTAATACAGCATGGCGAAGACAAGCTAATACAGTTAATACAGCAGCACAGAATCAAATTAATATGCAAAACGCACAGAATGCATTTGGTATGAGTATGCAAGCTCAATCATTTTTATGGCAAGAATTACGTGATCAAGCTGATTATGATTTTAAAGCTTATGAAAATGATGAAACTCGTAAAGTACAGCTTATAGCTACAGCTATGGGTAATGAAAGTGAAGCTGCTTCTAAGTGGCAAAATAATACAAATGTACAAAATTCAATTAGTAAAATATTAGGAACTTAAAGGAGAATAATAATGGGTTGGAAACCAGGTAAATACCTAAAAAAAATAGGCAAAGGTATTAAAAAAGTTGTCAAGAAAATAGGTAGAGGTATTAAAAAAGTTGCTAAAGGTTTGTCAAAAGCTTTTGGTAAACTTGGAGTACTTGGCCAAATAGGACTTATGTTTATTCCTGGAGTAGGTCAGATTCTATCAGGTATGCTTGGAACTATAGGTCAAGGTGCAGCTACTTTTATTACAAATACTTTTGGTGCTGTAGGTACTGCGGCTGTTAATGGATTCAAAGCTATCATTGGAGGAGTTAAAGCTGCTTCAGGAGCTATGAATAAAGTATTTAGTTCTGTAACTGATGCTGTTATGGGCGGTGTTGATTGGATTACTAAAACAGTTTCAGGTGGTAAATTTAATACAGTTGGAGATGCTTTTGATGGGTTTAAATCTTGGGTTCAAGATACTGGTAATAAAATTTTTAAAACTGATCCAACAGCTACTAAATCTGATTTTTTATTAGATAATATTGATGAAAGTAATTTTACTGAAATTACTCATGGTAGTGGTGATAGTATCTTATCAAAAACTAAAACTTATAGTGCTGCTGATCAAAATATATTAGATAATGTATCTCAGTATAAAGAAAAAGGTTTATCAAACTTAGCTGATGACTCTTTAAAGAATTTATCACCAGAAGGTAAAGTTATGTACGACTCTTCTATTACAACTCCCTCACCTAAATCTGATTTTTTATTAGATAATATTGATGAGAGTAAAGTTACGCAAATTACTCATAGCGGTGGTGATGCTGTTAAAAATGTTGCTAAAGAAAATAATAATGTATTTGATAAAATAGTATCTAAAGGAGTTGATGAAGTAAAATCAGGAATGACTCAAGGATTAAGAGATAAAGGTAGAGAGTTAGTAACAGGGAAACCACCTGTACCTAATTATGTTACTAATAACACTCCTGATTGGTTGTCTACTATGAGTGTCGGAGGTTTAGATAGTAATGTAGTAGCTCAAACAGACTTTGCATTACAACAAAGAGGTGGGCTGTATGGTTCAACGGGTGGAACTATTTCAGGTTTTGGTCAAGAGTTTATTCAAAATTATGGACAGAATGATTCTTACACAACAGTAATGAGGAGTTTAATGACATGAGTAATTTGAATCCTGAACAATATGATACTGAAGGTTTAGAAGTTTTATCTAATCCTAACAGGGCTATTCCTGGTCAGTCATTAACTAATGATCCTGATAATAAATATCCTTGGGAACAAGCACCAGAGTACACAACTGTAAAAGATGCTTTAGATGATTTAGTTATTGAAATGTTAGAAGAAGATGTTTATGTTGAATTAGTATCTTCAGTAGGACAGGGTGTACCTGTATCTGATGTAGTAATGCAATTATTGTACACAGGATTTACAGAAGGTAAATGGAATCCAGATTTATTTATGCTTTTAATAGAACCTTTAATGTATGTTATTATGGCTTTATGTGAAAAAGCAGACGTAGAATATATAATTTACAGAGGTGAAGAAGAAGATGAAGAGGAAATAGATGCAGAAGCAACTTCTAGATTTAAAACTTTAAAAGATGTAACAAAAGATAAAGTTGAAGAAAAGATTTCATCTCAAGCAGTACCAGGAAGTGTATTAGAAAAAATAAAAAGTTTTGAAGTTCCAGAAAGTTTATTATCTAGACCTGAACAATCAGAACAAAACGATAGCTTATTAGCACCAAGGGAGTAAACATGGTAGACACAAATCAAAAAGCTTCAGATGTTGGTATTTCTTTATTACAAGAACAACGTGCCGAAACTAAAAGAAGAGAAGATGATAATAAAAAATATCAAAGAAGAAGAGATGTTTTTGATCTAGGAGTTGGGCTGTATCAAAATACAGTATTAGATGCTAAAGCAGAAAATTTTGCATTAAGTAATTCACCTTTTAAAGCTAAGTTAGTTGCTATGCAAGGCAATGCTGCAAATATCCTAACCATTCAAAATACTATAGATGGTGGAGGACAAGGAGGTTATGGAGGTAATTCATATAATTATTGGTATGATCATTTTGCTACACAATTAACTAATCAATGGAGTAATCAAACAGGTAAAACTCCACCAAGAGCTTCAGTTGCAAAAGAAGCTAAAAGATTAACAGAGGAAAGATTAAAAGACTGGGATAACCTTGTGAGTTCAGCTAGAGCTGTTCCTTCTAGTGTTGAAGAACTAGAAAACGATTGGGAAAATTTTGAAAGTTTAAACGTACCTGCTACTATTGGTGAGCAAATGGGAAGAGGTCTTCGTAATGCATTTAGAAGTGATGAAGAAAGAAAAAGAGCTGAAACTTTAACTAAAGCAGACATAAACTCTAATCCATTATTTGCTAAATACAAAAATTTTGCTGACAGATACGAAGTTTATTCTCAGTTTAATCCTGGTATGGCAGATGCTATACATACGTTAGCTACTGACGAAAAATGGAAAGACATACTTGATCCAAACACTCCACCTAGTACATCTACAACAAGTGTAAACGTAAGATTAAATGATGGTTCAATGGGAGCGCAAACTATTAATACAATTGTAGCTAGAACTATAGAAGGAAAGTGGGTTCACACAGAAATAAAGGGAGCTACAAGTCTTGCAGAAGCTGCTACGGGTGCAGAATTAGAAAAATTATATAATGCTTTAAATCCTGATGGAGAACTTGCATTAAATGAAGGTATGAGAAAAGACCCTCTAATTCCTATTCAACAATTATATGCTTTATATCATCGACCACCTTATACTAAAGTTGATTTAACTGATGAAAAAGTAGCTTTAGAAAATGAAACAACAGCTAGAAAACTGTATGAAATGGAAATGTTTGAGTTAGACCCTAACAAATATTTTAAACAAAACTTTACAGTATCAGGACTAGAATATAGTAGAACAGATATTCCTTTACCTGAAGGTGTGCCTGATTTTAAAACTTGGTTTGCAAATAAAAAATTAGAATGGAATAACTATAAACCAAGAGGAGTTAGTTGGGAATCAGAAAGTCAAGGCTCTAAAACAGGAACAGCTACAACTAGTCCTAATGATATAAATGATTTAGGTACTTTAATAGTTACAGCAGACTTAGATGAAACAACTCAAGAAGTTTTTAATACTTCAGCTATTCAAGATCAAATTGCTGATAAGACAGGAGTAGTTCCTATAATGTTTGGCCCTAACAAATTTGTGCCTCGTAGTTCTGTAACAGGAAATGTTGACGATGATACAATGGTTCAAGTTGTTTATAATACAGATAGCGAAGAATTTTTTATGTTGCCTATAGATAAACAAGTAAGTGATATTTATACAACTGACGTTAGAGAACAATGGAAAGACGATAGTAATTTAAAAGTAGGTGACTCAGTAGAATTAGCTGATGGCTCTACTTTATCTTGGACAGGTAGCCAATTTGAACAGAGTGGTTTTGGACTAACTGCAAAAAGAATTACTTTTGCTGATATTCCTGAAGGTAAAATAAACGATGGTATTAAAAATTATGCCCTTTCTTTATACACATCCTTTTTAAATCCACAACGAGAAATAGAAATGTTAGAAGAAAGATTAGAAACTGGAATATATAAACCTGATGTAACAGCACCTGGTCTTAAAAATATGGAAGGAAAAGAAATTTATACTGGTAGTGAAGGAAAGACTAGAAGAAAAAAAGATGAAGAACGTCTTGCTGACTTAAAAGCTAATCCAAAAGAATTTGAATACCAAAGTGTAGAAGAACTATTTAATAAAATAATGTCTAGTCAAGGTCAAGGTTTTACAGATGTTGTTGATTTAGCAACTTTTGGAGATTGGAAAAGAGTAAGGCAGTTATTAATTGATGCAGTTAATTCAGAATTACCTGATGAATCTTCAAGGATTGCTTATTTAGAAAAACAAGGTTTAATACAAGTATAACATAAAGCTATGACTAAAGCTACCCGTGTCTTATCATTACAAGAACTTATAGATCAAGAAGACCCTTTAGCAGGAATGACTAAAGGAGATGCTATTAAGTATGCTACAAAAATGGGAGCAAGCGATTCATTAAGAGGACTTTCTCAAATGGGATCAAGCTTATTTGGTTTTGATGGAGCTACTGAAGAATTAAAAAGAAGCGACCAAAAACTTCAACGCATTTTAGATCACGAAGAATGGGGTGGAGCAGCTATGGGAGCATTCCTAACTTCAGCAATTATTGCTGATCCAATAGGTTACATACCTATTATCGGATGGGGAAAGAAAGCAAAAACAGTTAAAGACCTCGCAAAGTATGGAGCTATGGCGGGAGGTACTCATGCAGGTATGAGTTATGTTAGTGAGGATCAACCAGGATTACTAGGAGAAAAACAAAGTCGTTTAGAAAATATTGTTTTAGGAACAGGATTTGGTTCAACTCTTGGTATCATAGGTGGAAAAGGAGCAAATGTTATTGCAACTAAACTTGGTAAAGAAAAACCTTTTCCTACTAAAGTTATTGAAACTCCTAAAGACGATGTAATAGCTGATGATTTTGTTGGCCCTTTAAATATTGATCAAAGAAATAGGAAAGATATACACGATAGAATAAAGTATCAAGAGTCAGAAGATTTTATTGGCCCACGTAAAATATTATCAGACGAAGAAAAACTTCAACAAAGTATGATGGAAGAGTTTGGTAGTAAAACAAAACTATCAGCAGGGTTACAAAAATTTTATGAAGATAAAGTTGGAAGGAGAGCTAGAGATTTTGTATTTAATAATTGGGGATCAACATTATCAGGAACAGCAGGCGGTGTTATAGGCTACAACGCTTTTGATGATCCTGATGCTACATATAAAGAAAAATTTGGAGCAGCTTTTGTAGGTATGGCTTTTGGTTTTGGTGGTGCTAAAGGTTTAGGTAGAATAAAATTTCAAGACGAAGCAGTATCAGAACATTTGTCTAGACTCTTAGTAGACGATTATGGTCTTAATCCTGAGTATCTAAAATTACGAGGTGATATTGCTGTTAATAAAAATGCTATTGGCCAAGAGTTTTTTGAAATTACAAATGAAATTGCTACTAAATTAAATAAAGAAGAAAGAAGTTTTCTGTATGGTTTTATGACAGGAGACTTAGCTTCAATATCTAAAGGTGCAACTCTTAGTGCAAAAGCTAGAAAAACAGTTACTAAGTATGCTAACGAAATGGTAGATTTAGGTTTACTAAATAAAAAAGTTTTTAAAGCTAATGAAGAAATATATTTAAAAAGAACTTATACTAAACATTTAAACAATAAAACAATAGGCAGAGGAGAAGTAAAAACTGTTAGAAAAAAATCTTTTATGGCTGATGAGTTAAAAGGAAGGGGTATACAAGAAACAAATGTGTCGCAACAAAAATGGGAAGATGTATACAAAGTTGAAAATAAAACATTAGACCCTAAAGCTAGATGGAAAATTATTGAAGGTAATGAAGGAGGAAAAGGAAAACTAACTATTCGTAGAGACTTTACTAAATCTGAAAGAGTTGAGATGGGTGAAATAGAAGATGCTGCCTATGCTCTTGCTGAAACAGGTAGATTAATGGCTCACGATATATCAATGGCTAAATTCTTTAGAGAATTATCTACTGATCCAAAATTTAGTAAAAGTGCAAAAGAATGGAAAGAAATGGGAGAGCCTCAAAATTGGGTAAAAGTATCAAGCAGTAAAATATATAAGACAAATCAAAAAGCTTTTGGAGAACTTGCAGGTCGTTATGTTCCTAGAGAAATAATGCAAGATTTACAAAGGACTGTAACTATAGAACCTGATAATGTAATGCTACAAGAGATTGCTACTAAATTAGATGGTGCAATGAGAGTATGGAAAAAATCTAAGACTGCATGGAATCCTGCTGTACACATGAATAATGTTATGTCTAATATGATACTACTAGACTTTGCAGATACTTCACATACTTTACTACCTAGAGCATTAAAAGAACTTAGAAATAAAGATGGTGATTTATACAAAACAGCTTCTAAGTATGGAGTATTTGACGTAGACATTGTATCAAGAGAACTCCGTGAAATGGGTGGGGAAATTGAAAAGAGTTTATTAAAATTTACTGATGGTAAGAATCCTACTGAATCTTTAAATTATGCAGATGGAATGTATAAAGGAGCTGTTAAAAAAGGATGGGCTAACACAGTCGGAAAAATGGAAGATGTTTACCAAGTAGAAGATCAAGTCTTTAGAATGGCTGTGTTTATGGATAGACTTTCAAAAGGTAAAGGAATTAGAGAAGCTGCTTTAGATTCTAAAAGGTGGTTTATTGATTATGACATAAATGCTCCTGCAATAAATTTAGCTAAAAAAACTGTAACACCTTTTATAAGTTATACATATCGTGTAGTTCCTTTATTAGCTGAAACAGTTACAATGAAACCTTGGAAAGTTGCTAAATGGGCAGCTTTTGGGTACGCAATGAATTACATAGGGAATCAAGCTATTGGTAGTGAAGAATCTGAAAGAGCTTCCATGAGAGACTCACAAAGTAATAAACTATGGGGTGTTCCTTTTATGCCTCCAACAATGATGAAGTTGCCTTTTAAATCAGAAACAAACGAGTCTCAATATTTAGATGTAACAAGATGGGTTCCAGGTGGAGATGTATTTGAATCAAAAGAAATAGGGAGAGGATTACCTGGTGTTCCTGCTGCTATTCAACCTGGTGGATTGTACGTTGATTTAGCAAAGATTTTATTAGCACAACAAGACCCTTTTACTGGTAAAGATATTGAAGGTTATGGGGAAGATGAAAATACAAAAGCTATATTTAAAGCTATTATTAAAAGTTTTACTCCCAATAATCCATTAGTACCTTCGTCATACAGTCAAGATAAAATAATTCAGGCCTTACGTAAAAAAGGTTACTTTGGATTAGAAGACGAAAGCATTGGTGATTCTCCATATTCAGCACCTCCATCAGTTATAGAATCTCTTGCTTCTGCAATTGGTATTAAATTAAGACCACAAGACACCGACAGAAATTTAAGTTTACGTGCTATTGAATATAACAAACTTAAAGAAAAAATGCAACAGACTTTAAAGAAAGCAGGAAGAGATTTATCGTATGGTAGGATAAGTGAAGAAGAATACGATGAGATAAGAACTAAACAAGAAGCAAAAATAATAGAAGCTGCTAATGAATATCAAGCTATGTATGAAAGAGTTCTTGATGCAGAAAGAAGAGAAGAAGAGGAAAGGTTAAAAAAAGTTACGGGAGGGTTAATTGAAGGAGAAGGTGAAGTACCCTATACTAAAGAAGAACCAGAAGAAAGAATTAATCCTTTTACAGGAGAGCCTTATACTGCAATTTATAAAAATAGGGTTGAACTAACAGATGGAGGAAGTCTTGGTGGTAGAGATAAACTTGGTAAAACTCAAATACCTGCACTAACTGAAGAAGAGTTTGCGTACTTGTTAAATATTTCTAAGTCTGACGAGGTTGAACCTTCGGAAAGACAGTCAGCTTTGAAACAAATTACACAAGGTATGGGTACATCTGTTAAAGGAATCTCTAAAGGTTTGTCAAGTTTATTTTCTAATCCTCAAGAATTAACAGAAGAACAAATAAATTTTCTTAGAACCTTAAAAAAATAATGTACAAACATTTTTTAGAACATCTTGAACTTAGAGAAGGTAACGTAGAGTATGTCTATCTTGACACACTAGGCAAGCCTACATGTGGTGTTGGACACCTTTTAACCAAAGAAGAATGCAGACAATATAATGTAGGTGATACAGTATCGCAACGTACTAGAGATAATTGGCTTGATCAAGATGCACAAAGGTCTTGGGAGGCGGCTGCTCAACAGATGCAAGAATTAAATATACGTGATCCTGAATTTATTATAGCATTAGGTTCAGTAAACTTTCAACTAGGTACAAGATGGATGAATAAGTTTCCGTCAGCTTATAGAGCTTTATATGATAGAAACTATGATGAGGCTATAAGACAAGTATCAACAGGATCAGGTAAAGATGGGCAGTCACGTTGGAAAGAACAAACACCAGTAAGAGTTGAAGATTTTGTTACAGCTATTGACAAATTGAAATAAGGATGCTATAATGATATTGTACTTAGAAGATCAATTAGAACAATGTTACAGACAATACTGTTTACATCAAGTAAGACAGGATATGCCCTTTATGTCTTTAGACGATTTTAGAAATATGTTTGAAGATTTAATGGCAGTAATATATAAAGACGAAGATATTTAAAATGGGTGCAAAACTTTCTTTAATACTAGGTGGACTTTTAATTGCTACGGCAGCCAGTTCATTTTATTATATAGATTATTTACAAGACCAAATTACTATACTAAAAGCTAATCAAATTATTTTAGAAACTAAAATAGCTGAACAAAACGAAGCAATAGAAAAGTATTTAGATAATCAACAAAAAGTTCAAACACAATTAATTTCTTTAGAAAAAGAAAAACAAGAAGCCATGAGAGACGTAAATAAATTAAGAAAAACTTTTTCTAATTTAGATTTAGATCAGTCAGCATTAGCAAATCCTGAAGATTTACAAAATAGAATTAATCGAGGTTCTAAAAGAGTTTTAGAAACTTTAGAAAAATTAACAGACCCTAATCAATTTGATGAAAAACCTCATACTACTAATTAGCTGTATATTAATTGCGTCAGGGTGTTCTTTGATGCAATCAAGCGTAAAACCTGTACAAGTTAAAACGATTACTGAAAGACCTCCAATGTATCATCCACCATTACCAATGGAAGTACAACTTGATCCTGTTGATTGGGAAATATTAACTCCAACTAGAATGGAAGAATACTTAAATAATTTAGAAAAAGGCGAAGCTCCTGAAAGAGCTTTTTATAGTTTATCTGCTACAGAATATGAACATTTAAGTATGGACATGGCAGATATTACCAGATACATTAAAGAAGTTTTAGGAATTGTAAAATATTATAGAGAAGTAGACGAGCCTAAAAAAGAAAAATAATGTCTAAATCTAAACGAACATACACAACTGATGTTCGTAAAGATTGGCAAGATATGGTAGCCGAAACACTTAGAGCTATTGATAGACATTCTAAAATTTATTTACAAGAAGATAAAGATGACTTTCATATGCAAAGTTATTATATTTTAAAACAATATTTAGTAAATTTAAAAAGTTGGATACACCTACACGAAAAAAAATTGGAGAATAATAATGAGTAATGAAAATTATCCACCGGGAAGATTTGGTGGAGACATGGACAGGAATGAGGTCGAGATTGATCTTAATAAATTTATGGCTTTACTACAAGAAAAGTCTGAATTAAAAGATAGAATTAGAGAACTTGAAGATAAAAAAAATGATAACCCTTATCAGAAATTAATTTTTGTGGCAGAAGCTATTGATAGTTGGAGAATAATACCAAGAGCTTTCTTAGGTGTGTATATGTATTTATTATACTACACAACCTTTTGGTTTATGGATTTACCTGAACCAACCTTTGAACAATCAGGATTAATATCTATTGTTGTTGGAGCAGGGGCTGCATGGTTTGGACTATACACTAATTCATCCAAATCAAAAGGAGATTTTTCTAAAGGAAATACTTAATGGAAAAGACTTTAAAAGAAATAATTACTAAATATAGTAATACAGAGGACCAAAATGATAATTGTTATAAAGGATTGTTTTGGGATTTAGAAACAAGCAAGTTCCTTAGATGGAACGAATTAAAAAAGGAGAGTAAATAAACTGAAAGCAAAAGCTCAGAGTAGCATCTGCGTTATATGTATTATTGGTTGGAGTTACTTTGTAGTTGCGGGATACAACTACTATTTCTAATCACTACAGAGACTTAAGAGAAACATAAATTCAAGAATGCTATTGTTAGCTTCACAGGGAAATTGCACTTTAAATTTAGGAGAACCAATGAAAAAAGTATTAGGCACATTACTTTTAACTACTTTGTCTATCTTTGCATACGCAGAACAGACTGGTGATTGTACAGCAGGTGAACAATATTGTGAGCAGAATAGTTTAGAAACAACTAACACTACAACTACGACTAACACGAATACAAATACCAATACAAATACTAACACAAATACAAATACAAATACAAACACTAATACCAATACAAATAATAATACGAATGTAAATACAACAACGGCTACTGCTACGAATACTAACACGAATACTAATACTAATACAAATAATAGTACTAATGTAAACACTTCAACAGCTACAACAACAGCCACAGCTAATAATACTAATACAAATACTAATTCGAATACTAATGTTAATACTAGTACTTCAACAGCTACATCAACTGTAAACTCTACAGTTAATCAAACTGTAAATAACAATAATACTAGTACAAGTACCAACA